TGGAGTATAAAGCGCCCGCACCATTTGCCGGCGTTCTCTTCGATGAGAAAGCCATGGCAAAGATGTTGGCAGATTATGATCTTGCCATGTATGCTTACGACATAAAGACTGATTACCAACTGAAGATTCAAAAGGAAAAGTATGAGTTTAAGTTAGAAGATCTAAGAATTGAGCATAAAGCCTTAACAGATGAATATGATTTGTTTATAATGCAGAAAGATAAAGAAATTAATATACTCGCAGATTCATTAAAAAAAACTTCACCCCGTCACAAATGGTTATATTTTGCTGGTGGGATCCTCATTGGTACTGCGGGCTCATATGGCGCATATAGGGCGATAAATGAAAGATAAAAATACGAAAGAACTGGATCGGATCGCGGCGTTTGAGAAAGCAATTTCTCAAAAATATGGAAAAGAGACAATCCAAAACCCACGCAGCCAATGGGATAAAGAAAAGGAAAAAGATTATATTGAGCAGATGAAGGATTTTTATAAAGCTAAAAGCCTAAAGGAAAAGTGGCAAGATAAAATAAACGTTAATGGCATAAAGGCTACAAAAAAACTACTTAATAGAGAATCTCTAAGAACATGTCCTGTCTGCGGGAAATTCCCAAAGAAATCGATGGATGATGTTTGTCTTCTAAAATTTGATTGCTGCAATAGATGTTACATTCAATATGTAGAAGGAAGAGAGGATAGATGGAAAGAGGGATGGAGACCAAGTGAAAATAAATAAAGAAACACTTAAAGAAATGATTCGTCAAGTAATTAATGAAGAAGTTGAGCAAGATCCCACTAAGATTAAAGCCGGCTCTATGTCCACCGGCGCAAGAATTAAGGGCGCCCGAGACCGCATCTCCGGCGGCGCAGAAGAATTCACAAATCAAGAAAGAAATATCATCGATCAACTAGAGAAGTTCATCTCAGACATGGCTGCAAAGCCGGGAGTTGATCTAACAAAATTCAGACCCCTTTTACAGAGGGTACTTAAACTTTTACAACAGCAAGCTGCTAAATCAATAGAGCAACCACAACAAGGAGAAGCACAATAATGGCAACAGTTTACGAAATAGTACAGGGGCTTTCCCAAGCTGCCGCAAATGCATATGATGGGGCACTTGGTGAAGACCAGTCCACCACAAAGACTGGCGTTCTACGCCGTGAAGAGGGCGATGCCCTTATTGATCAAAGAGTCATGGATGGTTTCAATGTAAAGTTTTACGGAGACATGATGTGTCTTGGATACCAGTCTGAGATTAGACTTAAAGAGGTTTACGCACAAGGATTTGAAGACGAAATTTCACAACGTGTAGCAGACATCGCAGGATTCCTCAAGAAAGAATACAAGAAGATCACAGGACGCACCGTCGCTCTCACCGAAGAGGGGGAGATCGATGTGCGTGTTGAAAATTCTTCACGAGTTCGCTCTTGGGTCACTGCAGTAAGACACTACAAGGTTGGGGGTTTGTCCACTGACATGGACAATGACAACAAGGGTTCTGTTAACACCGTCGAAGAGGGCTGGAAAACTTTCCTTGATCAAGGCGGCTGGGATGGACCGCGCCCATCCAACGATACTCGACCTAAGAATTCAGGAAAGTAAAACCAATGGATGTCTCCCGCGCCGAACTATATCGCCTCATTATAGAAGAGTATGCCGCAGAAGAAGGCATAGTTATAACAGAAGACAAGGTGGACGATCTACTTGCATGGGTTCAGGGTGGAGAGAAGCCAGAATGGGCCGGCCAGGACGATGATACGGTCCCGGCTCCACCGGAAGTCCCAGGGACTGACGACGCGACGTCAAGCAATACTTACCCGATGGACGTCCCAAGTGACGACGCTCCAGAGAGCGAATACCAAGGGTTCCAGAATGACTCCGGGCCCGGCGCCGAGGACCAACTAACTGCTTTAATCCAAGGCATGGATCCAGAATCAGTAGCGGAACTTTTTCAAACAGTTTTTGAAAAGATTCCTGGTGTTGAATTATCTAGGCCCGGCGACGAAGATTACCCAGACGAAGAGACCCTCTATTCCCCCGGTGCTGAAGGTCGACCAGTTGCTGGCTTCCAATTAGAAAATTTAATGGAACTTATTCGCGAAGCCCTCGACGACTACCACGATTATGAAATGTATGATACACGAGATCCTCACGGATTTAGCAAGATGTCTGATGCGCAGATAGTTGATCAAGCTTGGAAAGATGGACTTGAAGAAATGATTGTGCTTGATGGCGAAGGAGACCTCACCAATAGAGAAGAGGTATTAGCGGCCATGAAAGATGTATGAGCTTCCAATTAGACAAAAAGCAAAGAGTCAAAGAAATATTAAAGTGCGGTAAAGAGCCCTCATATTTTCTTAAAACCTATGCCAGAATATCTCACCCGATGCATGGGTTAATTCTTTTTGATACCTATGACTTTCAAGATGAACTGTTAAAAGACTTTAATGATTATAGGTTTAACGTTATCTTGAAAGCGCGCCAACTTGGAATCTCCACGATAACGGCTGGGTATGTTGTCTGGCTTATGCTATTCCATCGCGATAAAGCAATCTTGGTTATGGCAACTAAGTTTGCAACGGCTGGAAACTTGGTCAAAAAAGTTAAGAACATTATGCGTAACCTTCCCGACTGGATGAAGATAGCCACTATCAGTGTGGATAACCGCACCTCTTTTGAACTTTCGAATGGTTCTTCGATAAAAGCCACATCCACATCTGGTGATGCTGGTCGTTCTGAAGCATTGTCTCTCTTAGTACTCGACGAGGCCGCACATATTGAAGGGCTCGAAGAATTATGGACTGGCTTATATCCCACGCTGTCAACGGGTGGTCGATGCATCGCGCTCTCTACTCCGAACGGTGTCGGTAACTGGTTCCACAAAGCTTGCGTCGACGCGGAAGCTGGTGCTAACAATTTTAACCTAACCACGTTAGCGTGGGACGTCCACCCGGATAGAGATAAAATTTGGTATGATAAAGAAACCAGAAATATGTCTAAACGACAAATTGCACAAGAGTTAGCATGCAACTTCAACACATCCGGCGAGACAGTTATAGATTCAGGGTGTATGGAATGGTTAGCCTCTAACATAAAAGAGCCGAAGTACCGAACCGGATTTGACCGTAACTTCTGGATCTGGGAGGAATTTGATCCTACGTGCAATTATTTAATGGTTGCTGATGTGGCCCGCGGCGACGGCGCCGACTTTTCAACTTTTCACATTGTCAAGCTTGAGACGCTAGAAATAGTGGGAGAATACCAAGGAAAACCAACATTAGATATGTATGCTAACTTGCTGAACCAAGTGGGAAGAGAATTTGGTAATTGCATGCTTGTAGTGGAAAACAACAATATTGGGTATTCAGTTTTGGATAAGCTCATCAATGATCATCGATACCCGAATGTTTATCATTCAGTTAAATCTACGCACGAATATATAGAGCAGTATCAAGCAGAAGTTATAAACAGCGCAGTCCCCGGATTCTCCACAACAATGAAAACGCGCCCATTGATTGTTGCAAAACTAGAAGAATTCATCAGAAACAAACTAATTAAGGTATATTCATCTCGTACTCTTAACGAAATGAAAACTTTTATTTGGAGGAACGGTAAGCCGCAAGCAATGAAAGGCTACCATGATGACCTTATCATGGCTTTAGCGATTGCGTGTTGGGTCAGAGACACGGCCTTACAGTCAAATGCTAGAGAGTTAAACTATCAAAAAGCCTTTGTGGATGCGATATATACCACAAAAACTAGTATGAATACTCAAATTAAAGGACAAGATGGCTATAAAAAAGATAGCATCTTTGATAAAATGAATCAAGCAGAAGATTTATATAGTCAATATAAATGGATTATAAAGTGAGAAAATAAATGCCCTTAGACAACAACCCAGCAAATAAACAAAATAGCTTATTCAAAGCTTTAACGAGATTATTCTCCGGACCGATCATTAGTTACAGATCTCAGTCGGGAAGAAGAATCCGACGCCAACATTTGGATAAGTTCTCTTCACGCTTCCAGACGGCTTCTGGTCAGCAGTTTAAGAAGACACTGTATAACCCTTTAGATATCATTGCTACCAACGCGATGCAAAATCAAGCACGCGCAGAGCGCTATGTGGACTTTGATCAGATGGAATACACACCAGAGATTGCGTCCTCAATGGACATATATGCCGACGAGATGACTACCTATTCGGATTTGCGTCCGATGTTAAAGATCAAGTGCCCGAATGAAGAGATTAAAGCTGTCCTAGCTATTTTATTTGATAACATCCTTAACCTTAAATACAATCTTTTTGGTTGGGCCCGCACCATGTGCAAATACGGGGACTTCTTTCTTTATCTGGACATTGATGAAAAATATGGTGTCCAATCTGTTATTGCCCTTCCGTCGAATGAGATCGAAAGGCTCGAAGGCTTAGACTCCACAAACCCAAATTACGTTCAATACCAGTGGAACTCAGGCGGCATGACCTTCGAAAACTGGCAGGTGGCACACTTTAGAATTCTTGGAAATGATAAGTACGCTCCCTATGGAACCTCAATCCTTGAGCCCGCCCGCCGCATCTGGCGCCAACTCACTCTTATGGAGGACGCCATGATGGCTTATCGTGTGGTGCGTTCTTCTGAGCGGCGAGTCTTTAAGATTGACGTGGGAGCCATCCCCCCACAGGATGTGGAACAATACATGCAAAAGGTTGTGTCGAACCTCAAGCGCCACTCTGTTATTGATAATAAGACTGGCCGTGTTGATTTACGATATAACCCCATGTCTATTGAAGAAGACTACTTTCTACCAGTTCGACCCGGCTCTGCGACAACAATCGAAAGCCTCGCAGGAGCACAAAACATTACTCAAATTGATGATATCAAATACCTTCGCGACAAGCTGTTCTCTGCTCTCAAAATTCCTCAAGCTTATCTTTCAATGGGCGAGGGCGCGGCAGAAGACAAGACAACGTTGGCCCAGAAAGACATTCGTTTCTCGCGCACCGTACAGCGGTTGCAGCGTGTTATCATCGCTGAGTTAACTAAGATCAGTATCATACACCTGTATACCCTCGGATTCCGCGGCGACGACCTGTTGGGATTTGATCTGAGCCTTAACAACCCATCCAAAATCGCAGAGCTTCAAGAGCTTGAGCACTGGAAGACGAAGTTTGATATCGCTGGCTCAGCTACCGAAGGATTTTTCTCACGGCGCTGGGTTGCTGAACACGTTTTTGCGATGTCTAATGAAGAGTTCACACGGAACCAGCGCGAAATGTATTATGATAGAGAACACGATGCTGCTCTCCAAGCGGTTGCAGAAGCTGCAGCCGCCGGCGAAGCTGGTGGTGGTCTAGGCGGAGATCTAGGTGGCGACCTTGGCGGCGACTTAGGCGGTGACTTAGGCGGTGACCTCGCCGGACCAGAAGAAATGCCAGCCGGTGATGCCGGAGCGGATGAAGGCGGCGGCGATGAGTCCGCGCTCCTAGCAGTACCCCCCGGCTCCCGTAACGCACCACGATTAACGCCCGGTGCTAAAGGAAAGGTATACCATCCCAAAAAGGTCGATCGACGCGATGCTGGCGCCCGAACTCGCTCTATTGCATCCAAGTACGCTAAGGAGAAGAGTAGCAATACGCTACGCAATATAGTGCCCGGACTTACAGACATCAGCACTTTGAAAAATGGCTCTGGTATTGGAATAGGTATTAATGAATACGACCACTCTACTTATAAACAGCGAGAGATGGATGAGGAGGATAAGGTTTTCCAAATCAACGAGTCCGTCCGAAACCTTTTGAATGATTTGGATGCTAGTAACAAAACTTTAACGGAGAAAGAAGATGAAGATAAGACACAACAAAAAGCGTAACACCGCATTTGTATATGAGGCACTCATTCGAGAAAATACAGTAGCTATTCTCAGAGGTGACGCCAAGACTCAAAAGACAATTATAGAGATTGTCAAGAAACATTTTTCTGTCAACACTTCTTTAAAGAAAGAACTAGAGTGTTATCGTTCATTGTATGAAAATCAGGATCTAGATACCGAGACACACCAAAAGATTTTAAAAGAGTGCAAGCGCCAACGAGCGCTAATTCCTACACAGGAATTATTTGCGGCACAGACCGCACTTATCCATGAGGTAAATAAATCTCTCTCTCCTTCTATTTTTAAGAACTTCGTTCCCAATTACAAGACTCTTGCGACTATAGCACAAATCTTCTCTGATACGACCACACCAAAACAGCGCGTCATTTTAGAGAATCAGGTGATTGCAGAGATGCGAGAAAAGAGAGACCCATCACAGATTGCAGAACAAATAGACAATGTTGTTTATAGAACTTTTGTTAAGAAGTTTAATGACAAATATGAAGGAGAACTGTTAGACGAGCAAAAAGAACTTTTAGCTCATTACATCGCTTCTTTTTCTGACAATGCGCTGGGGTTAAAAACGTTTTTAAATGAAGAGATCTCACGCCTGAAAGATATCATGGCTGCAGCACGCCAGAGTAAATATGTTAAGGAAGATCCTGATATGGTGGAGAAAAGCAAGCAGGTTTTGACCATACTTGATTCATATGCCCAAGCGGGAATGAACGAAAAGATGCTCACGACTATCCTAAAAACCCAAAAACTAGCAAAGGAGATGTCTACTGATGGCCATAATAATTAAAGTTGGCGAGAAGTCAAACGAAAAGAAAGTTAGACTTGAACTCGACGCCCGAAAGAGTATTAGCGGAGATGTGATGGTATTTGATCACGGAGATATTGATATTGTGTTATCCCCATCAGCTAATAAAGTTATTGCTTTTCCAAAAGATGTTATTACCGATATGGTGTATGGTGCACAAAACCGACTCTTTACCCATCTTCAAAAGCGCGGACTGATTGTCCCAGAGTCAATTAAGGCTGGCTCCTTCTTTGGTTCTTTTGAAGCAACAATGCAAGAGTCCGCTTCTGAAAAGATTAGCCCCGCAAAACTCACGCTTATTAACATATCAAATTTTATTGATGAAGAACGCCCCTACTTTGAAAGCACGGATGCAATTATCTCTATGACAGACGACGAACTCCTTCACCCTGACAAGGCTGATTCTACTGAACTTGGCGATGTACCACAAAATGTAGAGAAGGGATCGATCAGACCTGGATACGTTCGTAACTCGTACGGCGCGAATTATTTGTATACAGTATAGGAGTTACCCATGTCCGAAATGAAAGTTATAATGGAAAACTGGGACAAGTTTGTTGTTACCGAAGAAACTAAGATTACGACAGTCGGTGACCTGAGAAAAGCCATAAAAATTTACAGAGCCAAAGAAGCAGGTAAAGAAGCAGGAAAGATGGCCGCGGATGTAGCTATCCAGCAAGTCCCGGGCATAAGCAATATTTATTCTTTATGGCAGGGCGCCAAAGACGCCCGCGATATTATGAAAAAATTATATGGAGCAGATGATGGGTTTAAGAGCAACACGGGGCTGGACTTGTTAAATGTGAACGATGATATATCGGCTATTGTTGATGATAATGTTGAGACCGCATTTTTAAATGATTTGATTGCCTCATTAGAGAGTGCTCAACCCACAGATCCTATACCGGTAGTGGATGATGAACTGCAAGCATTTTTAGGTAGCAAGTTTAACCAGCACGCGGTTAAAAAATAATGGAATTACTAACATTCATACTGTGCGCTTACGGCTTAACACAAATCATTGTATATGGTACAATATTCGATAGAATAAGGCCCGCCAAAGGAAGGCTAGGAAAGCTTTTTAAATGTCCGATGTGCATGGGATTTCATGTAGGTTGGTTTTTAATGCTACTTTCTCCCTTTACGGAACTATTTAGCTATGACGTTTCCGTCGTTAACTTTTTCCTACTTGGATGGGTGTCGTCAGGAACATCTTACATTTTAAATATGGTCTTTGGAGACCACGGAGTTAAATATGAACACAAACATTTGGACAAATAAGTGGATGCTGCAGCCAGTCCGTCACTGCTGTAAGGGAAGTTAGCTATGGGTCAGAAACTTTTAAGAGAGTATTATGAGCTATGCGAAGGCGGCGTCTGTCAGGATCTTTTGAACGAGGCCGAAAAACGATATGTCGCCGACGGAGGCATGATTTTAAGCGGCAAACTTCAAGAGGCAGATGTTCAAAATGGAAACGGAAGAGTTTATCCGCATAAAATTTTAATGCGCGAGATGAAGAATTATACCAAACTGGTAAACGAACAGCGCGCCCTTGGTGAATTAGACCATCCCGATGATTCAGTGATCAATTTGAAAAATGCATCTCACCTTATTACTGAAGTTTGGTGGGATAACAAAAATGTTATGGGCAAAGTAAAAGTACTTAACACACCTTCTGGTGGCATTCTTCGCTCCTTAGTAGAGTCGGGTGTTAAACTAGGGATCTCCTCGCGAGGCATGGGCTCCGTGACTGAGCAACAAGGGCAGACCATCGTAGAAGATGACTTCCAATTGATTTGTTTTGACTTTGTATCCGAGCCATCTACCCCGAACGCCTTCATGATGAAGGAGGCAAAAGATTTACAGCCCACTAATATCCTCACCAAAGCAGATAAAATTAACAGACTGCTAAATGAGGTGTTGGACAATGACTAAAAGCTGGTCAAGCTTTGAAGGACAGCAATTGCTCCACGAAAATTGGCGTAACTTTTTGTCTGAGGAGACCAGCGCGCTCGCACAGAGGCTGAGAGATAGTGGCTATGATACTGAAGATCACTGGGAGGAACCCGAAGAAGACCCACAAGCTAGCGATTACCCAGACGTGAGCACCGGTCTAAACTCTGAATACAAGCGGGATTCCTTGAAACAGGTTCTTGGCCGGCTTACTCCCCCCTTAGACCCGGAATACATCCAAGCATTAATTGATGTGATAGCTCAGATTGCCGGTGATGAAGGCATCATGCTAGAATTAAGCTTAAAGGGACTAAATAGCGAACAGGATCGCATCATTGACTCAGCAGGAACAGCACTGATACTGAAGACAATAGCCGGCTGGAATCTCCCAGATGCAGAGAACACCGCTCTTATAAAAGCTTTAAACTATTGGGGCCGCGTTAATTCAGTTAAGTTTACTGCTCCTCCTGTAGCCGCCACTTCGGTTGTCAACACCACTGATCCCCGTGATGACGTATCACAGGGTGCCACCGCCACCTCCGACGAGCCTCCCGATGAAGAGTCGACCACTATTGGTGGCGATGCCCTCGGACCTGGCCCTGAGCCAGAACCGGTGTACTTGACCGGTCCAAACGGCGAGACCTTTGTGGGACATCTGAATGATACCTGGGAAGAGTGGGCATCCGCCGACGGCACACCCTTTTATTGGAACAAAGATACTGAGCAACCAACTTGGAATCTCCCAGGACAAACCGGAGAAGAGGAGCCCGACACACCTGCCGATGAAGCCGAGGAAGAAGATGAAGAATCCCCCATGAAGGAAAAAGCATTAGCGATAATGGGATCGACATTGGACATAGTCGGCGCCGCCGGTCTGTTCCCTGGCGCAGAAGCAACCCTCATACCGTCTGCTGCTACGCTTGCCAGCCTGGGTTTAAATCTATACCAGAAGAAAATAGGTTGGGCTATGTTGGATTTAATTGCCTTAGTTCCGGTGGTCGGTAAATTTGCTAAACTTGGAAGGCTAGGCAAGATAGCTAAAACTGTTGCAACCACTGGGAAAACAGGAAAAGCACTTGCTACCGCCACAAAAGCCATGGCAGTCGGGGACAAGGGATTCAAAGCTCTCAAAGCTGGTAAAGCCGTTAACGGTGTGAAGGAACTCTATGAACACGTTCCCGAAGAATATATCCGCACCGCTGTCTACGCCAAGAATGACGACGGGAAGAACTATATAGATGTTGTTTTGGAGGTGCTTGAACATGCGCCATCTCCTACAATTAAAGCAGGTGTGGAAGCGCTCAAGGCGGCCGTTGCATGGGTGCGTAATGATCTTGGCGCGCCACCCCCCACGGATCCAGCGGATTCCCCTGAGCCCGGCTCCGCCGCGCCTTCCGAACTGGCTAGCCGCCCGCGCGCGACCCGAACAACTCCCCGAATCGGTACACAAAACCGGGGACCCACGGGACCACTTCAAGAAACATATGATCGTTGGCAAACGATCGCAGGAATTAACAAGAGAGTATTATGAAAAAATCAGATTTAAAACAACTAATCAAACCACTAGTAAAAGAATGCATACATGAAGTTCTTATAGAGGAAGGAATGTTATCGAACATTGTATCCGAAGTAGTTCAAGGCATGCAAGCAAAGCCACTAGTGGAGTCACGTGCCGCCACCCCGACACCACCAAATCGCGCTGCAGAGGCTCGCAAGATGAAAGAGTCGCGCCAAAAGATGAATGCTCGCCGTCAAGAGTTAATGGACTCCATTGGCAAAGATGCATACAATGGGATGGATTTATTTGAAGGCACAGCGCCTATGTCCAGAGAAGAAAACGCTGGCACAGCAGCCGGCTCAGTCGATCTAGGAAGCTCCCGGGATGCGGGTGTTGACATTAGTTCACTAGTAGGAGGCGCTTCACATGTGTGGAACGCAATGAAGTAGGAATAATGGCTAATGTTGTTGTCCGCGCAAAAGAATGCCGTGGAAATCATGAGAGAATGATCAAGAGATTTATCAAGAAGACAAAGAAAGAGAAGATTGTTGAAGAGGTGAAGGAACGTAGAAGGTATACCAAGCCATCTGATGCTAAGCGCCAAAAGCGCCAAAAAGCAGAACGCCGCCGGATCCGAGATGAACAAAAACATCTAAGACTACAACAAAGACGCAATAGAAAAAAATAGACACTATTTATAGTAAAGCTAAAAATTAAAGGAGTTTTGAATTATGGCAAATAATAGTCCCACAATGCGCTGGCCAGCAGAAGTAGGTATCAATCATGTGGGTGCCTATGAGGTAAGCGGCCGCCCATTCGCTAGTGGCAACATTAACGCATCTACCGCACAAAAGGTAGAGTTTCCGCTTGTTACACGCTGGGTGCAGATTATAAACACTAGCGCACAGCCCGTACGAGTGGGGTTTTCAGAAAACGGAGTGAGCGGAAGCCACGTTTCAAATAGCTACTTTTTTACAATTCCTAAAGCGGACGCAACTAATGGTGGACAAACAAGTAGCGGCCGGCTTGAACTGAAGGTTTCGGAAATTTGGCTTTATTCACCCGCACAAGCTACAAGTGTTCAAGTTGTCGCGGGACTCACCAGCATCAACAAGAACAAAACAAGTGGTTCACTTGGACCTAGTTGGTCGGGCTCCATAGGGGTCGGTTAATAGTGGCACGATTTCGTTGGGCATATGTAGATTGTTCGGGCTCCACGTCGATGGCCGGCCCAATAGGATCGGTGCAGTTTCTAACAGGAACTAACGCGACGAGCGGCTCCGCTCGATTTATGTTCACAACAGGAACGAACACCCTTCATCTAACGGGAACACTCAACGTCTCAGGCACCATCAGTGCCAGTCACTACCATATCAAGAATGTGACCGAGATCGATGCTAGCGGCTCCACATTCTTTGGGGATACCAATGACGATGTCCATATTAGGACAGGAAGTCTGCAGGTTGGCAAATCTGACGATACGCTTATTCTGCGCGTCGATAATACTACTGAAGCTGTACAGGTGAGAGGGTTTCGTGGTCTTTACGAAGCGGTTTCCACAGTCAGCTATACTGCTAGCGCCCCGAGTTACATAATGGGCGTCACCAACGTAAACAATGTTCGTATTGAGATTCCAAGCGCTTCTACTTATCTCGGCGGAGCGCTTTTAATTGTAAAAGACGAAGCTACTTCTCGCGCTGGAACTAATATTATTCTTTCGGCTGCGTATGGTACGACTATCGATGGCGCCAACTCCTACACTTTAACTGGGTCAATGCCTGCAATTAGTTTATATTCTAACGGCACCAATTGGTTTGTCTTCTAATTAGCTTAGAGACTTTATAAAACTAATATTAGCTTAGAGGCTTTATAAAACTAATTATGTGAGGGATCCTACAGATGGCGTATAATGCAGTATCTGGAACGTTAATAGCTGCGCAGAACTATATTCCTGGCGATTTAGTTGTAGGAAATATAGTTTCCGGTAATTTGAGCACTTCAGATGGTGCTAATTTAATCAATATTCCGCGGGTTTCCAATGCGACAAATAACGCACTTATAACCAATGTGAGCGGCGATGCAAACACCCTTGTCTGTGAGTCGAATTTAACATTCGATGGAGGGTCCCTGGTCGTTACCGGCGATCTCACCGCGTCCGTGTCCGTGTCCGCATCTTATTTTGAAGGGGACGGCAGCCGTTTAACAAATCTTCCCGGTGGAGCCACCGGCGCCGGCATCTTCAGAGAAACTTCCCCTAGCAATGCTTACACTACGAGTAGTATAAAGGTGGGCGCCTCCGGCACAGCGCCAGCCACTTTATCAGTAGTGGGCGGTAGTTTTTTAAGTGGAGCATTAATTCATAAGCGCCACACAGTCACAGGCGATTATACCATCTCCATAACAGACTATTACATAGGTGTAGATACAACCGGCGGAACAGTAAAAATTACTCTCCCAAATGCAGCTGCTCTCACTAGCGGACAAACTCTGGTTTTGAAAGACGAAGGTGGCAACTCAGACACCAACGCAATCACCATTTCCGGCTCTGGCGCCGATAAAATTGATGGTCAAAATACAGTTGTTTTAGGGTCACCTTATGCAGCACTCCAGCTATATTGTGATGGCGCCACCAAATACTTTATTTATTGACGCGAAAGAAGGACGAAGAGCCTATTTATAAGCGGATGGCGGGACTGTTGCGTGTTCTCATTTATGGGAGCGCGTACCTTTTTTGCTATCCGCCAAAACATAAAACTTATATAATATGGAGGGTTTTTAAACATGGCTTATAAATTTCAATCGGAGTTAGCTATCCTTAGTGGTGCTATTTCTCCTCAAAACGACGATGCATTCGATCTTGGTATCGCTGCAGCGCAATGGAAAGATATCTACATCGACGGTATCGCATACATCGATCAGCTTGGTACAGACGCTGATCCCGGATCTGCTTACATTTCCGGCGGCGAGTTAGATAACTGTGTCATCGGTGGCGAAACCAAGGCGGCTGGTACTTTTACCACTGCTACGGTGGATGCCTTAACGGCAACTGCTAACCTTGACATTGGTGCTTACGAGATGCGCGCCCTGACTTTCGAGTCGGATCAAGCAACTGGCACTGCACCGTTCACGGTGGCTTCAACTACTGTTGTCGCTAACCTTAACGCTTCTACGCTTGGTGGCGCCACAATGGCTGTCCCTGGCGCAATCGGTGGTGGAACACCGGCTGCTGTTACAGCAACCACTTTGACGGCTACTACTTTCGTTATGCCTGACGTTACTTCCGGCAAGTTACTTGTCGCTGACGGCAGTGACTACGAAGAAGTCGCTCTGTCTGGTGATGCTACGCTCGCTTCTGGCGGTGCGTTAACTATTGGCAACCTCGCAGTTACAACTGCAAAACTTGCTGATGATGCTGTTTCTCTTGCCAAGATGGCTGCTCTCACTAGAGCTTCCATCATCATTGGTGACGCTTCTGGTAATCCTTCTGCTCTTGCAAAAGGTGCTGCTAGCACGTTCCTTCAATCTGATGGTACTGATACGGCATATGTCGCAATGAGTGGTGACGCCACTTTAAACGCTGGTGTCATCTCAATCGGTGCAACCAAAGTTACTGATGCAATGATCAATGACGACGTTGCTACTGGCTTAGGTGGTGTTGGTCTGTCTGCAGCTTCTGGTGTCTTGGCATTGGATGTGAATGAACTTCCGACTGCTGCAACTCTTGCCGTTTCGGCCGACAGTTTCGTTTGGCTCGACGCGACGGACAATAGCTCTCAGAGAAACACCTTTGCTCAACTTGCGACTGCGATGGCTGGTGCCGGTATTACCGCTACCAACGGAGTTTTCTCTTCGGACGCTTCTCCGACTCCTACCTCTCACGGTGATGCTGCGGCTACCCTTGTGGAAGGTATGAACTGGAGTTCAGCTGTATTCTCAGCTGCTCGCATTTGGACGCTTCCTGCTTCTCCGGACGCTGGTGATGTTATCACGGTTAAGGCGCCTACAAACGCCCACACCTATGCGCTCACTGTTTCGAAAGCTGGCTCTCAAACCATTGATGGTCAAGACACCGTGGTCTTAGCTTCCCCGAATGCTGGTGTATCGTTCACCTATGTCGGTTCCGACAAGTGGTTAATCACATAAGTCGATTATTCGTCTTTACAAGATTGCCTTTATTTACTGGATGTCCCTCTTTTGGGGGGCATCCTTTTTTTTGTGACTATTTACTTGCGGAGACTACAATGAAAACATTAGATCTGCATGGGATGTATCACGAGGCGGTACAAAGGAATGTAGAGAATTTTGTTCTTTTAAACGATGGGCCAATGAGAATTATAACAGGTAATTCAAGTACAATGAAAGCAATAGTGACAGAGACACTAACACAACATAACTTTACTTATTATCCGGAAAACTATACTAACTTTGGCAGTCTCATAGTTATAGATAAGACACGCATTTCACGGTAAGGGGGAGCACAAATGGCTTATAATGTTCTAAAGGGCGCAGTAGAGGGGTCAGTCGACCAACACGCAGATCAAGAAATCGACGGCATAAAGGTTTTTAAAAATACCATAAGCGCTAGCGTATTTTATGATACCGACGCGCAAAGCCCGTGTGCTACCCTCAAAGATGTTGCCATAACTACAGTTATCGGCGCCACGAAAAATGGTGTGTTGACCCTTAACGGCGACAACACAGCAAAAGTTTATCACACACTGACTTATGATGGAAACTCATTAAACGCTAAACATGTTTGTGCTGAAAGCTATAGCGGCTCAGGAGCAGAACTTACAGATATACCATCGGATAATTTCAACGGGTTAATCTCCGGAGACCATTTAAAGCTGGGCCCCGGTCTGCATGTGGTAGGGGGATCCCTCCAGCCGAAAGTTGATGGCGCTCTTCAAAACGACGAGGAGGGACTTAGTATCAACTTGGGCGTTAATAGTGGTATAAGTGTTAAAGATAATAAATTAATTCTGGATACCAATAAATCACCATCCATTACTACTGGTGGGCAGAATCTGAGCGATCAAGACGTCATCTTGGTTGGGGATGCTGACCGCGCTGGCATCTGGCACACCACACTCTCGAATCTATATGACAATTATATGAGCAACAAGATACCTCACCCCGCCGGCGCCATCTCTGAAATTCAACTTAAAGGCAAGCGTGGCTTTTCCTCTTCTCCTAAGCTGTCCTACTGTACTACCAAAGAGGCTTTGAAGGTTGAAGGTAAAGTAATAGCCACAGCAGCCCTTATTGAAGGGGAACTGAAGTGCACTGGTAAAGTAATCAAAAATATATCAAAAGTCTCCTTAAAATCCTACGAAGTAAGTCCTACAGATTACACCCTGGTGTGTGACACCGTTGCAACGTCTATAACTATTACGTTACCACCGGCGTGTAATAGTGTAGGCCGCGTCTTAAATATAAAAAAAGCCAACACAGACACAGAAAATCTTCGTTCCTATCCCATTCGGATAAGAGCAGTGGAGGGCACAATTGATAGTAAAGATGAAATTATTCTAAAAACTAATTATGCATCCCGCAGCTTGCAGTCCGATGGAGAGAACTGGTGGATAATAGGAGCTAAAGGAACGTGAGACTAATTAATATAAAGGAAATACAACACAATGGCTTATAATAGCAACAAAGGCACACAGAACTTCGGGGATATTCATTACGACGGAGATCCCGCAGAAACCCAGATTGATTTCGAAGACGATTTTATTGCACTTAAAACCAATAACATTCAGCGACTGATTGTTTCTTCTTCCGCTATTACCGCATCGGTGATTTTTTCAGCTTCTGCCGGCATTTATGCCGGAACCTTCACCGGTGACGGCGCCGGGATCACAGGAGTGCCCGCAGCCGGTATCTCGCCGGCAGGGTCAACCACCCAGGTTCAGTATAATAATGGAGGAGCCCTAGCCGGTTCTTCTAACATGACCTTTGATGGGACGTCGCTAGCAGTCGCAGGGCTATCATCTACAGGTAACACTACTCTTGGAGATGCTAGCGGCGATAGTGTGACGATTAACGCTGCCACGGTTAATATTCCGAATGTGGCAGCCGGAACAGATAACACTGTCGTGGTTTATAATGGCAGCACTCTCTTAACTGATGAGGTTGACTCACGCGTATGGGGAAGCACGCTGGTGGACGCTAGCGGCACACCTGTTGCAAACCAAATTGCACGCTGGAGTGACGCCAACACAGCACAAGGGACTACCACCCTAACATATAACGGTACCATTTTGGCTGTGACTGGAGCAATTTCTGCCTCCGGAAATGTTTCTGGTTCTGCTTTTTACGGAAATGGAGCAAATCTCTCCGGAGTGGGCACCATGTCTGGTTTTACATTAGCTGGAGACGGTGGCTCTTCGCAAGCAATCGCAGACGGTAATACTTTGACGGTTGCAGGCGGCACAGGATTAACTACAACTGCCGCGGCCACAGACACTGTGTCGATTGCGCTTGATAATACGGCTGTTAGCGCAGGCTCATATACCTTTTCAGCCATAACTGTTGATGCCCAAGGTCGCCTTACTTCAGCTGCAAGCGGCACCCCATCCTTTACATTAGCAGCCGATGGTGGCTCTTCCCAGGCCATCGATAATGGCAATACGCTCACCGTGGCAGGTGGAACTGGTCTTACTTCGACCGCCGCAGCCACAGATACCGTGACGCTTGCGCTTGATAATACTTCTGTTAGCGCTGGATCTTATACTTTTTCTGCAATAACGGTAGATGCACAAGGGCGCCTCACTTCAGCTGCAAGCGGTACTCCCTCATTTACTTTAGCCGGCGACAGTGGAACACAAACAGTTGATAATGGAAACACTCTCACCGTGGCCGGCGGCACAGGTTTAACTTCACTAGCAGCCGCTACTGATACTGTCACACTTACTTTGGACAATACCGCAGTTTCGGCGGGAAGTTATATTAAGGCAGACATAACAGTGGACGCGCAAGGTCGCTTGACATCGGCTGCAAATGGCGCAGCAGAAATTGTCACCGCTTATAACAACGCGACTGATAATTATGTCTTGACCTCTGCTGGCGCTGGTTCCATTAACGGAGAAGCCAACCTTACTTTTGATGGAGCCACCTTGGCTGTACAAAGCAGCGTGAACCCGATAATCGAGGTTTCTAACGTGGCCGACGACGCTTATGGAGGGGTTGCTATTTTACAGAATACGCGCGCCGGCTCCGCTGGTGCAGTTGATGATTTTGTGGGGGGCGTCATGTTCAAAGCCAACGACTCAGCCACCAACCGCACACAATACAGTAAGATAAGTACTAAAATAGGATCCCCCACCAACACTAGCGAATCCGGCTATATGCTATTCGAAGTAACAACGGGGGGAACCACCGGTACTGAGTATCTTAGGTTGGACGGCCTAACCAACACAATAACTGCCTCTGTAGAAACTCAGGTGAATGCGGATTTAAATATTGCCGGCACCGTTGACATTGGCCCCGAGATCGATTCCAATGCAAAACTCCATGTCAGCGGTGCGAATAGTTCGGTTTTAGCAATTTTCGAAACTCCTGCAAACCCAATTTTACTGGCGATCACCGGATCGGGTAAGGTTGTAGTTGGCGGCGCACATCTTGATGCCAAGTTAAATGTAAGCGGCTCGAAGAGTGATCAACTAATTTCTCTTAAAAGTGACACTAAAAATCCCGCCTTCTATGTAAGCGGAAGCGGACAGGTCTTCGCTTCAGGTAGCCTCATCCTGCAGGACATAGAGCCCACCCTCCAATTTAGCGGCAGTGATGGCGCCGGCCTCGGCCAGATGGGCTATAATTCTTCAGATAACCTTTTAATTCAAAATAATACTACCAACAAACATATCGTCTTGAAGGCAAATGATAACGGAACCATTCGTGAAGGCTTTCGTCTAGACGGCGCCGTCCCTGAAGTCGTTGTCAATCAAACATCTGATTCTCTTGTTGACTTCCGCGTCGAGAGTGATAACAACACCCATATGTTATACGTGGATGGATCTGCAGACAAGATAGGAATTAACACTGATACACCTCTTGTAAAACTGGATATCAACGATAACACAATTCGAATTCGAACAGCCAGTACCCCTTCAAGCGCATCTGACTTTGGAGTCCAAGGTGAGATTAGATGGGATGCGGGCTATATTTATGTTTGTGTCGCTACCGATACATGGAAGAAGGTGGCGATTAGTACGTGGTAGACATATTATTAAAAATGGGCTTTACCACACAGTAATACTACTTATTTGTGAACTATTGTCATATTAGGAGTCAATTCATGTCTACTTTGCTCAGTGAAGCAATCATCGACGCCAAGGCACTGCGCGAAGCAGCCTTAAAGAACGCCGAAACTGCGGTTATTGAAAAATACTCGCAAGAAGTTAAAGAAACTTTGGATAATTTGTTGGAGCAAGACGATCTGGGTGGCGAAATGCCTGATCTGGGTGGTGAAATGCCTGATCTTGGTACCGAACCTGCCGAGCCTGGAACCGAAGACACAATTGATGAGGATAATGAGATCCCTCTGGCCGCCACGGATGATTTTTCGGACTTAGAGGGCAAAAATTTAAAAGACTTCCCCCACCAAGGCGAGCAAATAGACGTTACTATTGATTTAGGCGCTCTCCAAGAGGCTGTTGCTGCGTTAGGTGATGAAATAAATGAGAACCAAGAGTTTGACATCACAGCCGACGATATTGCAAACATACTTTCGGAAGAGGGCGATGATTGCGCCGATGACGAGGACGAGGACGACGAGATTGTCGAAGTAGCCGGCCTCAGCGCGCCAGAAGATAACCTATTTGACACACAAGAGTCAGGCGACACCGACGACGACGACGATGATGAAGATGACGAAGGTTCATCTAGTGCCGAAGCGGAAACGGCGTCAGCTTCAGGTATTGCAGCCACCGATGCTGCACAAAAAGGCTTGGAAGAGAAGTTCGATATTGACTCCCTTACTGATGCCATCATAGAAAAACTTACTGTAGACATGGGAGCTACCCTATCGGGCTGGGCCGGCCGCTCATCCGAGAGCATGAAGTGGGAGATGGAAAAAGAAATCGCCCACCGCCGCAGCACCGATCTACAAGACGATTTAGAAACTTTAAAGAAAGCTCAAGAAGAGTTGGTTTTCGAAAATAAACAACTCAATGAGCAAAACACACAATATAAGCTAGCGGTGCAAGAATTGAAAGAAGGTCTTCATGACGTAAATCTTTCAAATGCTCGTTTGCTTTATACGAACCGTATTTTACGAAATACCTCCTTAAATGAGCGACAAAAAGATAAAATTGTCGAAGCGATTTCCAACGCCGGTTCAGCCCCAGAAGCAAGGACGATCTTTGAAACACTTCAAAGCACAGTGGTGGCCACACCAAAACGTAGCCCACAATCACTTAGCGAAGTAATCAGTCGCCGGTCTTCTACAATCAGGGCTTCTCGTAAAGAGACGCCTTCATCCGATCCATTACAAGAACGGATGAAAAGATTAGCTGGAATAAAATAATCATTAAATTTAAGGAGGTAATTTTAAATGTCTGGTATTGTTGAAAGGTTGACCGAAGGTATGGTCAACAGAGATATGCGTGCAGAAGGGCACGCACTATTAAGTAAGTGGGAGAAGACTGGTCTACTCGAAGGAATAGAAAAGGATCGATCCCGCCAAGCTATGGCTCGTTTGCTTGAAAATCAAGCAAAAGAGCTTCTCCGTGAGGGTTCTTCCATGGCCGCTGGAGATGTTGAGGGCTTTGCTGCCGTCGCATTCCCCATCGTTCGCCGTGTCTTCGCGGGTCTGATCGCTAACGATCTTGTTAGTGTTCAGCCGATGAGTCTGCCAAGCGGTCTCATCTTCTTCCTGGACTTCACGTTCTCAGGAGATCTCGGTGGTACCGAGGGTGCACAAACCCGTCGCTTCGGCAACGTTGCTGGCACTGGCTCCATCTATGGTGGTGACAAGGTTGGTTCACAGTTGACCGGCGGACTTAACCTGCTCAGTAGTTCTGGTATTGACCTTTCTGGTCCTCGTACCGTTTCTGCTCGCGGTTATGCCTATGGTTCCCCAACCGGTTCCGTCGCTTGTGCTGCACACGCAAACACTGGTGTCATCAAGGCTCAGTTTGCTGTTAATTCAGCAACTGAGGCTCAGAAGAAGCTCATTGTTTTCGACCCTGATATTCTTGCCCTGTCGGGTTCAGGCACAAACTACAAAGTTTGTGTTTGGGATACTGATAAGACAAGTTATGTTCAGCAAGATGCTGATTTCGACAACCTTGGTGCGTTTACGGTTAGCCCCGCGAACACTGCTGTTGCCATGGGTGTTGCTGGATGGCGTCAAATTCGTCGCTTAACTCAGCTTGTTGACTCGACTGAGGCTAATACCGCCACTGGTTCTGCTGTCCGTCTGGTTTCTATCGCAGTTTCTGCGTCTACTACCATTTCATTGGCTGGTACCACGGTTCAGGTTCCAATTCGTGACAACTTCAACGCTGCTAGCGCCATTGGTGCTGTCGTTGGTGCTGCCGAGTGGGGACTTGAGAACAACGCTGATATCCCCGAGATTGACATCAAAGTCGATTCCGTGGCTGTCACCGCTAGTACCAAGAAGCTCAAGGCTAAGTGGACTCCGGAGTTAGGTCAAGACCTTAACGCCTACCACAACCTTGATGCCGAGGTTGAGCTTACAAGTATCCTCTCTGAGCAGATTGCTCTTGAGATTGATCGCGAGATCATTGGTGACCTTGTTAATGGCGCTTCCGCTGCTACCTACTACTGGTCGCGTTCACCTGGCTTGTTCTTGAACAAGGTTACTGGCGTTGAGATCGGTGCTGCTTCTGCGGCTCCCGACTTCACCGGTACAGTATCCGAGTGGTACGAGACTCTCGTTGAGACCATCAATGATGTGTCTGCACAGATTCACCGCAAGACTCTTCGCGGCGGAGCTAACTTTGTTGTCTGCGGACCTGAAGTTGCTAACGTCCTTGAGTTCACCGCTGGATTCCGTGCTTCCGTCACTGCTGACGACGATAAGGGTAGTATTGGTTCAGTCAAGGTTGGTTCCTTGAGCAAGAAGTTCGATGTCATTGTTGACCCGTACTTCCTCCGCAATGTGGTCCTCATCGGCCGTCGCGGTTCCTCTTTCCTTGAAAGCGGATACGTGTACGCACCGTACGTTCCACTGCAGACCACACCTACGATCTTCGGACCGGAAGACTTCGTGCCTCGCAAGGGCGTGATGACTCGTTACGCGAAGAAGATGGTTCGTCCTGATATGTA